GAATCAAAATGGGCGAATCACGCTTCCAGCCGGGAGAGTGGAAAGCAGTAAACGCTGTCGGTGATGATCTAAAGAAACAGATCTTCCCATTACCTGTTCGTGAACCTTCTCAAGTTCTGTTTAATCTACTTGACCTATTACTTAAGTCCGGTAAAGAACTTGCCTCTGTCGCTGAGATCTTCGTTGGTAAGATGCCCGGACAGAACACTCCTGCCACTACTACGATGGCTACCATTGAGCAGGGTATGAAAGTTTTCACTGCTGTATACAAGCGTGTCTATCGTTCACTCACTTCTGAGTTTCGCAAGATCTATCGCTTGAATCGTCAGTATATGAACCCAGATGAAGTTGTTTCTGTATTAGATGTTCCTGCTCAACAAGCAGACTATCAGGGTCCAGAGGATGATATTATCCCCGGCGCTGATCCTACTGCGGTTTCTTCACAAGAGAAACAAGCTAAGGTACAAGCACTAATGCAAATTCTTCAGTTGGGTACTCTAGATCCTATGGCTGTTACACAGCTTTATCTAGAAGCCCACGAGATCCCAGAATCTCAGAAGTATTTGAAACAACCTAGTCCACCTCCGCCTGATCCTAAGATGGAAGCTATTAAAGCTAAAGCTCAATTGGATCAACAAAAAGCTCAGATGGATATGCAAGTTGCAGAACATAAACTGCAAATCGAACAGTCTAGTAAAGAGCAAGAAATTCAGATGAAAGCTGCACAAGTTCAGCAAGAACTTAAAGCAAAGCAGATGGAAGCTATCCTTAAAGGACACCTATCTCAAGCTGAAGCCGGTCAGAAAATGCAGCTAAATGCTGCACAAGGTAATATGAAACTGATGCAACAACATCAGTCTCACCAGCAACAAATGCAGCATCAAGCCGAAGCTGCTAAACAACAATCTCTAGAGAAGAGGAAACAATCGAATGCAAATTCCAAGCCGAAGTGATTTTGATAACTGGCGTAGTGATCCAGTCACAAGGGCGTTTTTCGCAGCAGCACGTGAGCGTGTAGAAGATGCGAAAGAACTTCTGTCTATTGAAGCAGGTTTAAATCCAAATCAGGATAACCTACTACGTGGATTGATTCAAGCCTATCGTGAAATGCAAGATTTTCGTATGGATGATTTAGAAGAGGTGGTAGCATGATTCGTATCTTGCTTCACCATGTCTTAGTAAAACTTGATGATGCTACCGAGGCGGACGAAACATATCGTCGTGCCAAAGCTCTCGGCATTCATCTAGAACTTGACAAGCGGGTATACGATGCTGTTGAATATGGCGTTGTCGTTCGTATTGGTCCCACAGCTTACAAAGATCTAGGTGCTGATCCTGATTGTTTGAAAGTAGGTGATCGTGTCTCTCTTACTAAGTATTCTGGTAAGAAGGTTGTAGACTCTGATGGCACAGAGTATATGTTGTTTAATGATTCAGATATTTTAGCTGTAATCGAATAAGGATAATAGAATGAGCGAAGAGCTTCAACAAGCTGCCCCAGTGGTAGAACCAGTAGTATCTCAGAATGAAACCCCTACTCAACCTCCCCAAGAAGCTGGTGATCCATATGAATCACAGGCACGTGAACAGGGTTGGAAACCTAAAGAAGAGTATGAAGGTGATGAAACCAAATGGCGCCCAGCGAAAGAATTCGTTGAACGTGGCGAACTGTTTGGTAAGATTGACCACATGGGTAAGGAACTTAAAGAGACCCGCAAGGCTCTTAAGATGCTACAGGAACATCATTCTAAAGTCCGGGAGACTGAGTATAACAAAGCTCTCCAAGAACTAAAGACATTGCAAAAGAAACATCTTGAGGAAGGTAACTCAGATGGTTATCTAGAAACCACTGAACTATTGACTGACCTTAAGGCAGAACAAAAAGCCCGCGAAGTTGTTGGACAAGCTACCCCAGCTGCTCCAGATCCACGATTCATTTCATGGACACAGGAGAATAAATGGTATGGTAGTAATGCCGAAATGCGCGAGTTTGCTGATACTGTCGGCATGGGTTTCGCTAATCGAAATCCGGGAATTGATCCTGAAGATGTTTTGGCATATGTTACCAAAGAAGTAAAGGCTAGGTTTAAGGATTCTTTTGTTAATCCGAATCGAAGCAAACCCTCCAGCGTGGAAGGTGCTAGTGCACCAGCAGCTAACAAGAGTTCTTTTGAACTGTCAGACGACGAGCGACGTACTATGAATACATTTGTACGAGCTGGGGTTATGAGTAAAGATGAATATATTGCAGAAGTCAAAAAGATGCGAGGAGTTAAGTAATGAGTAGAGAATCTGTTAAAAGTGCACGAGTAGCACGTAAGCCCCTAACACAACGGGGACCACAAGCAATTGCTGGTGACAAGGACGCACAGTTCGAGTACCGCTTTGTAAATGACACTGGTAGTCGTATCCATAACTTTCAAGCTGCTGGATATGAACTAGTCACTGGTGACGATCTCTCTGTGGGAGATAATCGTGTAATTGATGCTTCAGATCTTGGCTCTGCTAAACGTGTTGTTAGTAATGATGGCACTACCTCTTATCTAATGAAGATTAAGAAGGAATGGTATGCTGAAGATCAGGCAACTAAAGCTGCGGCACTTGCTGAACAAGAAGCTGCAATGAAACAAGAAGCCTCTTCTGGTATGTACGGGAAACTGAACATCTCATAAGTAGCCTCTTCCTAATCTAAGGAAACTGAATGGCAAATATTTCCAAAATTAACGGCTTTCGTCCCGTTAAGCATGTTACTGGTGCACCGTATAACGGCCAATCCAATATCTATGCTGTCGCTTCTGGCGACTCTACTGCACTTTTCGTTGGTGACGTTGTTAAGCTCGCCGCTGACGGTAATGCTGCTGGCGTACAATATGTAACCGCTCACGCTGCTGGTGTTGCCGGTACTGGTCAACCTGCTCTTGGTGTTGTTGTTGGTGTTATTAATACCAAGCTCGACCCAGTTGCTGGTGCTATGTCTGGTGGTTCTATCTCACTTGACACTCCTGTGTACCGTCCGGGTTCTGTTGAACAGTATGTTCTAGTTGCAGATTCTCCTGATCTTATCTATGAAGTTGAAGCTACCGCTGCTGGTTCTGCTTATTCCTTCGCTGTTGCTGATGTTGGTCAAAATGCCAATATCTTTGCAGGCTCAGGTTCAACTGTCACAGGCAACTCTGCTCATTCACTAAACATGTCTGATAAGGGTACTGCTGCTACTCTACCATTCAAGATTGTTGGTGTGGTTCAGAAGGTTGGTAATGAAGTGACTGGTAACTATACCAAGGTTAACGTTCAAATCAACAACCATCAGTACAAGTCTGTCGGTACTGTCGGCGTTTAATCGAAAGGTATATAAATTATGTCAGGTATTATTACTTCCAGTTCATTTGCGAAACTGCTTTGGCCCGGCCTCAATGCTATTTATGGCAAAGAGTATGCTGATTACCCAGTCGAATGGGACAAGCTATTCGAAAAGAATTCTTCTGATCGTGCATACGAAGAAGACCTCGGTCTAAGTTCTTTCGGCCTAGCGGCTGTCAAGAACGAAGGCGCTCCAATCCAGTACGACACTGAACGTCAGGGCTTCACCTCACGTTACAACCATGTCGTGTATGCGCTTGGTTTTATCATCACTCGTGAAATCTACGAAGATGACCAGTATGGTAAGGTTGGTGCTCAGAAGGCTAAGGCTCTCGCTCGCTCACTACGCCAAACCAAGGAAATTGTTGGTGCTGGTATTTACAACAACGCTTTCGCTGGTTCCGGTAAGCTAGGTGGTGATGGTAAGACTCTTATCGCTACTGACCATCCCAACGTTGCTGGCGGTTCTTTCTCTAACCAGATCGCCACTGCTGCTGACCTTTCTGAAGCTTCTCTTGAGCAAGCCACCATTGACATCGCAGGTTTCCGTGATGATCGTGGCCTACTCATCGCTGCTCGTCCAGACAAGCTAGTTATTAACTATCAAAACCAATTTGAAGTTAAGCGCATTCTTGGTGCTGATGGTCGCGTTGGTACTGATCTAAATGATCCGAACGTCCTCAAGGACATGGGTATCTTTAGTAATGTTGTTACTAACCATTATCTAACTGATCCAGATGCATGGTACATTCTAACCACTGTTAAGGATGGTCTGAAGTACTTCGAGCGTCGCGGTGATGCTTTCGAGATGGACAACGACTTCGACACCGAGAACGCCAAGTTCAAGGCTACTGCTCGTTACTCCTTTGGTTGGTCTGACCCACGTGCTATCTACGGCAGTGCTGGTGCCTAATTAACCTAATCCTCCCTTCGGGGAGGGTTATTCTACAAGGAATTAATTATGGCAGCTTATGGAATTGGTCCTGCCGGTGTAACAGCGATTACGCCTGCCGCACGTGACCCGTATGTAAAACTAGGCAAACTCGAAGTAGCAGACGGTGCAACCGGCTTTGCTGCATTTGGTCTTCCAAAGAATGCAGTTGTTGTTGGTGTGTACACTATCTCAGCAGGTGCAAACGCTACTCAGACAGTCAACGTTGGTTTCACCAATGGTGGTGTTGAACTGGTTAGTGCTTTCGCACCTAACTCAACTGGCTACGCCGCATCCGGCGCACAGACTGGTGCTTCAGTCGGTGTTCAACTAACTGCGGATAAGACTGTTTATCTGAAGGCAAGTGCAACACTAACTAATCCAGTTATCGTAAAGGTGGAATACATTGTTCCACCAGTTGGTCTATCTCTGTAATAGGCTGATACCCAAAGGGGAGATGTTCTGCTAAACACGGAGTATCTCCCTTTTATTTTATAAAGGATTTTCATGTCTGCACATCGTTCGGCAAATGCTACAGTAGCCGCGCACGGCGCGAAGACCGTTACTCCAAGTGATTCTACTGAGTTAGAAATTACTCGCGGAGTTTTTGTTGGAACCACTGGTGATCTAACTGTTACAATGGCAGATGGACACGATGCAGTGTTTGTTAATATTGCTTCTGGTACGGTTGTTCCAATCCAAGTTTCTAAAATTAAAGCAGCCACAACTGCTACTGATATTCTAGCTCTTTACTAAGGAAATAAATAATGGCTACTTACAATAAATTCAATCAATATGTTCTTGATCTAGCTAACGGTGTACATGACTGGGATGCGCATACATATAAGTTAATGCTTACTAACACTGCCCCAGTAGCTACTAACTCAGTAAAAGCAGATCTAACCGAAATTACTGCTGGCAATGGGTATACTGCGGGTGGTACAGCAACAACCATTACTACATCTGTTTCTTCTGGCACATCAAAAGCTGTTGGTACTGACGTTACTTGGACTGCTTCTGGTGGTACTGTTGGTCCTTTCCGGTATGTTGTTCTGTACAACGACACCCCAACATCTCCAGCAGATCCTTTAGTTGCTTGGTGGGACTACGGTAGTGCCATTACTTTAAGTATTGGTGATAGTTTTACAGCAGATGTCAATGCAACAAATGGATTCTGGTCGCTAACCTAAATGCACTACTCACTGTTTATTGGTGGATTCGAAAGTGCATTGTTTGGAGATTATACCGGAGTAATTGCGCTCTCAGCGCAAGGTGCCTCTGACCCGTTCGCTGCGGGTTCTCCAGGACAATTCCCTGCCTACCCTAACGGGCCTTGCGGTGGTACATATGCTGCGAAGCATCAAACATGGGCGTTTGACTCGGATCATGGGGACTTTATCGTAGGAAGCGGCGATATGACGGGGGATTCTGAGGTCGATCTCTTCACCTACAACTCCGCCACTAGACAGTTTTCGCCTTTGTTGCTGAAAGCTGCTGCCGGTTCCGGTGCTGGTACTTTTGACCGCTCCATCACAAACCTGTCAATCACTTCCGGCGGATCTGGATATACAGGCGGGTATTACCCTAACTACAATCCCGGAATGCCGGGAGTTGCCTTACAGGGAGGGACTGGAACGGGCGCAGCGGCTTCGATTCACGTGTCTGGCGGCATGATTGATTCGTGTAATATCTATAGTTCAGGCTATGGATATACGGTCGGCGATGTGCTTACGGTAAATGCCGCTGATGTTGGCGGCGCTGGTTCTGGTTTTACCGTGACAGTTACGGGCATCTCCCCCGCAGGGACGCCATCAGCAATCATTGGTCCGGTTGGGCGATGCACCCCCGGGTACGCGTATGATCCAAACCGCTCGGTTATGTGGATGGAAGGCGGTTCGCCAAGAGCGGGGTATGTATACCCGAATGGCTTTGCTGATAATTTGGTCAAAGGTGGGTTGTGGGCGCTTGACCGAAGCGTGACACCCCCCGTGTGGCATAGGCAAGGCCCCGGCGTAGGTGAGAGCACAGTGGGTGTTGCCCACAACCAGCGGTACGACAGCTACTCTAGTGGGCTGTTTTTCGATGTTGTTGGGGACGCGATTTATGCGTTGTGGGGGGACATTTATAAATACCCGCTATCGGGGGTGTCTATCGATGGGGTCAGCCGCGATCTCTGGACATTCCACGCCTGCTCGCCCTTGTCCAATGAGAATCATGGCGGGTTCCACGCCTTTGACAGCCTGCGCCGTCGCATCATCTTCTGGTCGCCAAACGCGAAGAAAACCTACGCATGGAATTGCGCCACAGACACCTATTCAGACTTAGGTACTTTTGACCCGCCTTTCAACAATGATTGGCACATGTCCTACGATTCTGGAATGGATCGTGTGATTCTGTGGATCGCCGGGCAGTATGGTGCGCCTTATGACGATATGAACTCTCCCGGATACAACGGTGATTATCAGGGGCGTAGATCACGCGTCATGTACCAGATGGACGGCAACGGAAATTGGACTTCATTTACCCCCGTTGGGGACAAGCTGTTTGCTGATGATTGTCAGTATGCTCAGGTGTCTGGCGCGTATGATCCAGTCAATAAATGCACTGTGATTATGGCGGCAAACCAGACCAGCGATGCGCAAAATGGCGACTGGTTTAATCCACATAGGTTGGTTGTATATCATCTGTCTAGTGGTTCATGGCCAGCCTGGCGTCAAGGGTTGGCAGATAACGTGTGGAGCGCAAATCTAGCCACAAACACCTACGTTTCGATCATCGAGCGGAACCAGACGCAAGGAGATTTCGGAACCTACTACCAGCAACCCGGATCATCGACGGTCCCGGCAGTCGATTCAACAAACCCGTGGGCCTACTCGTCTGGCTTGTACGTCCCGCAGCATAAAAAATACATATTCACCGGCGGGGGCCACAACGACTGGCTCGGCTCGGAGGTCGGCTCGTTTGACCTATCGACGCTGACATGGGCCAGAACCGACGAATCCGCAAAGCTCGCCTATAACTCAGCGGACCCCAGCGTGCCGTTCCAGACGGATGACAATATGCTGTGGCGGGCCTGGCGTAATCCGTCGGGTCGATTTGCGCCCATCGCCAGCCACATGTACGGCGGCATGACGTATCTACCCTCCATCGACAAGGTACATGTTTTGGGTGCGGCGGCTTACCGGGGCGGAAATGGCAATCCGGGCGGCGCGACCTTCATTGACGCAGCCACTGGGCATTGGGATGAATCCGGCGCAATGGCGACGGGTTCTGCTGTCAATTGCCAGTCGCACACGATCCCGACGGTGCATGTTGTCAACTCCAGCCTTGTGCCAACAGGAGCAACAATTACCGATGCCGTCCTGCGCGTGCAGGTTGGCAACGCGCCAGAGTATTGGATGGTCGACCCGATTGGGAAAACCAAGGTCCCACACACAAGCTATCACGCCTATGCGCACAACAGTTCGTGCCAGGGCTGCATCGTGCCTGACCATCTACATCCAGGACACCTTGCATTTGTCACTGCGCATACTACTTCGGCATTTTTCTATGCCGGGTACGCCGACTACGTGAGAAACGATGGTGGCACTGTCGGTAACGGGTTGAGCATCCCCTACGGTAATACCATGCCAGCAGCCATTGGGTCCGGCGTTGCCTGCACCTGGATTTACATGGGCGACCATATTCCGGGGAGCACGAAGATTGCGGTCTACAAGGATGGGGTGGGGCTTTACGCACTCGACACGGTAACGTGGGAGTGGTCTGGTTTGCTCGTTGCCGCACCCGTTGCCGCAATCGTGGATCAGTGTGTGTGGAACAGGTTTTTCTACATGCCGGAATATGAGTGCTTCGGCTTTTTCGCTAACTTCGCGGCAGCGTTTCACGCACTTCCGATTCCTAACGCATTGAGGTAAAAATGGCATACACACTAAATACAAGCCACCCACTTTATGGCAACCTGATTGATCTGATTGGCGTGCAGGGCGGGGCGCTTGTCTCGCACAAGACGGCGCGAACCTTCACGCTTGACTCTTCACCTGCGCCATCGTTCGGAACTGGAACCTGGGGCGAGCATTTCGTATTTGCGAAGGCTGACAACAGTACCAGCAAAGGGGCGGCCTTCAGCCCTGCTATCTCGTTCAGTACATACGCTAACCCAACGTATTCAGTATTTGTTGCTGTGAATGCGAAGGGTACAGTTACATACGATGCTGTTCTTATTAGTGGTAATCTGTTTGCGCCATTTCTTTCAGGGAGCAACGTAAGGGCTGGCGTATCTATAACGAACAGAATCGAAGGAACGACCTCTCTTGGTACTGGTGCGCGATCCTTCTGTGCAACCGCTACGATTGGCACAAGTGGAAATTTGTATCTTGACGGGGTTTCGGAGGGGACGCCTTACGGAAGCAATCCAGATACGGAACGCCCCGATGCAGGTTTCAATGGCATTGGGCGTACAACGGGGAATGGTGCGGCAGACGGGTGCAGCGTTGTATGGATTGCTGTTTTTGACAAGGTGCTTACTTCCGCCGAAGTGCTGTCACTGCATAACTCGCTCGGGGCTAGTAATGCTTTCGGGCTGGTTTCGTCCGGCGACAGCACCGCGCCGACGCTTACTTCGGCATCGGTCACCGCAGTTGGTACGACGACCGCGACCGGCAACGTCACGACCGACGAAGCGAATGGCACGCTGTACAGCATCGTCAGCACATCGGCGACTGCCCCAAGTGTGACACAGATTCAAGCAGGTCAAAATCACACAGGTGCTGCCGCAGTATGGTCAAGTAACCAAGCAGTTAGTAGTACAGGTGCTAAGACGTTTAGTATTACTGGATTAACAGTAGGTACTACATATTATACGCATTTCCAACACAAGGATGCTGCAAATAATAATTCTACTGTGGTTACATCTACCCAATTCACAACAACGTCTAACAGTTCATTATTACTAGACGCTGGTGTATATTCGATTACTGGTGTGTCCCTTACTTTAGATGGTGCGGTTACTTATACATTACCACTAGATACGGGTGCATATAATGTTTCTTCAGTAGTCGCAACTTTTGGTGTTAGTTTTCCACTTGATGCTGGTATATACAATCTTAATGGGAATGCTGTAACTCTCACACAATCTACAATTAGTAGTAGTACATATTCTTTGTTGTTGGGTGATGGTGTTTATACAATTACAGGTATGGATGTTCTTACACCTGTCTCAACAAAACTCCTTATTGAGAGTGGTGTATACACATTATTGGGACGCAATGTTCTTTTGCAGTCATCAACAGAACCTATCATTGTTTCGTCAGGTGGGCATACAATTTCTGTGTCAATTAAGATTGGAATCTAAATGAAGAAAAACCATTTCATCTCTGGAGAGTGGAACGTTACATGTGATGTATGTTCTAAGAAAATTAAAGCACATGAAGCTAAACAGAGATGGGATGGCTTCATTGTGTGTCCAGATGATTTCGAACATCGTCATCCACAGGACTTTGTAAAGGCACACTCTGATAAAATCTCAGTGCCTTTCGTTAGGCCCATTCCAGAGTATGTTTTTGTAGATGTTCCATATATTTGTACAATAGATGGTCGTACTGCTTTTGTTGGGATGGCTATCGCTGGTTGTTCAATTGTTGGGAGCACTTAATGTCAGGTACAAATTTCATAGATAAAAACACAGTCATCACAGCGGAGTACATGAATAATGTAGACCGTGCTGTGTATGATGCAATTGGAGACGGAGTATCTTCTCCATCGTCTCATGCAGAAGTAAAGATAAATTTAAGTTTAAATAATGTAGACAATACATCAGATGTTGGTAAACCCATTAGTACAGCTACACAAACAGCTTTAGATTTAAAAGCATCTATCACGACTGCTACAGGTGCTGTACAAGTTCCAACAGGTACTACTGCCCAGCGTCCCAGCTCCCCTTTTGAAGGGTATATGCGCCGTAATAGCGAGCTAGGGCGGTGGGAGGGTTATGATGGTGCGCAATGGGCCTCCTTGGACAACATTGTCGATGTACTTGACTTCGGTGCAGTCGGCGACGGAGTTACCGATGACCTTGCTGCTATCAACTTGGCTGCTAACCACGCCCGCGACATCCAAGGTACTTTGCTGTTTCCGGGGGGCTACACCTTTGGTATTCATGGGGCTATTATAGTCAGGAATGGTGTGCGCGGCGTTATCGGGGAGGGGGCTACTATCAAGTATCTGCCGGGCCCCCAGCTATCTATGATTCTTCTCTTAGGTTTGGAGGGTGGTGCGGCGGAAAATGTGTCGGGCTGTCGTATTCAGAACCTGATAATCGACGCTAATAATCAGTGGGGTGTGGGTATTCTAGGGCAGAACTCATCGAACTGCCTCATCGTGAATAACCACATCTATAACCTGATAAATGGGCACGGTATTATTATCCGCAGTCATACAGCAGGGCTTGCCGACTCCGTCCGAAATATTATTGTAGGTAATATCGTGGCGGGAGATTCCGGACCCGACCCACAATTTTTTGGGATTGTTTTGAATGCGCCGATCAACTCCAGTCCCTACGCCGGAGCGGATACATTCTGGAAAGCTAACTTCTATGCTGCCGACTCCACCTACCACTGCATCGACTCTGTTGTTGCCAATAATGTAATTGTTGGTGGGTATTACGGTATCAGCCTAAGTGCAGCACGGTACTGTGTGGTTAGCGGCAATAGCATTCGAGGGAATGTACGCAACATCTCAGTTCAAGATAACTGCCTGAGTAACGTGATCTCCCATAACCAGTTGAAGGACTCCCGATCTAGTGCGATTCATCTGGCGTATGGTTCGGCACGTAACACTATTTCAGGTAACAACATTATCTCCTCAGTGGCTACAGGGGAAGGGCTCATTCAGGCGTATGTCGGCTGTACATTCAATAGGTTTGAGGGAAATGTAATCCAAGTGACGGGGGGTATCGGGCCGAAATACTACGCGTATTGTGGGGTGCATTCCTCGTTCAACTCGTTCGTCAATAACACCTTTATCGGCCCAGCCCAAAAGGCGTACATAGCTGTTGAGTCCGCTTGGGATAACGCAGTCTCCGACCCCGCCTCCTATGGTTATGGTGCAGGTGTAGGTGTGAATCTTTACGCCAACACGGGAACATCAAATGTGCTTCTGCAAGGAAACACCATCTATGCTACATCGGCAGTACCCGCTATTTTCTTGGGTCAAATCACCGATGGATCGGGGGCGTTCAACCTGTCTAGGATTAACATAAAGGGTAACTACGTACAAAACAACACGCCGAATTACCAACTGAAGTTTCTTGAGGAAACTCCCGGGCAACTCGACATCGTATGTATGGATAACAACACCTTTGAGCCATCAGCATCGGCTGCTAAGTTTCTATTGCCACGTGGGATGCAGCACTTTCACAACCGTGCAGCTAACGTTGTTCTCGATACGGCGACCATCCAATTTACCAATGGAGATACCACCCCGGACGTTAGCATCGGTGGGTTCTTCGCGCACAACAATTCTGCGCCGACTTCTGTGACGTACTATGATGGTGGTAAGGATGACCAAGAGATTCTTGTGCGCCTTAGTGTCAACACTACTATCGTCCACAATTCCGACTTTATTCGGTTGAAAGGTGGTGTCAATATCGTAGCAACCT